GCCTTCTGTCGGCTCAAGGATTGGCGTGCCATCGCAACTCGCTACGACAAGAAAGCCCAGAACTTCCTCGCCGGAGTCTGCCTCGCCTCCGCCGTCACATACTGGCTTCAATGAGTCCACACCCTAATAGCAGGCGGGGAATAAATATTTTCCGCACACCCAAACAGTATACTGCTCGCAAATAACGCCTTTAATACTTGAAATCGCACCGTTTTACACCATATCATTAAAACGCATTGCGAAACGCGTGTCCACGCGTCCCGCTGCCATCGCAGCGGCCGAAGAGACTTCGGTTACCCATCAGTGAGCCCGGCGGTGACAGCCGCCGGGCCCTGAAAGGATACACCGTGCAACACCACGCTGTCCCTAGCAGCATCAGCGATGCTGCGACCCGCAAAGTGCTATGGGCGCATGCGGCTGTCAACAGTCCGGAAGCGGACCGATACCTGCGCCTGACCAAGCAAGCCGAGACGCAAGTCATTGGCACGCCGAGCGCCGGCCCAGACCACGTGATCGCCAAGCTGGCGCTCCTCTTGGACTGGGAGTCGGAACACATGTCGGCCTCAAGCCGAGCGCTTCTCCAATCGGCCATTGCCGATCTGGAAGGCGCATCGCCGCAGCCGGTGGTACCCGAACCGAAGGTTAAAACAATCCAGGTTCGTGTGCCCAAGCGTCGCGCCACGCCGACAGAGCCGGCTGCGTTCCGCGCATCCTCCATGAGGATCGATGCGCGGGCCACGCCTGTCATCATCGACGGCATTCTTTACCCGTCGATTATCGGCGCATCCCGCGACACCGGCATGACGATCGATCAAGTCCGTCGCCATAGCAGGCCACTCTAAACGTCAACCCCCAGTTCCCACGCGGAACTGGGGGTTTTTGCGTTTGACCTGCACGAGGGTTGATGCGGCGACCGCGCCGGCACCCTACCGTAGCCATGCTACAGTTTCCTCAGCTTACGCAGCGCCTGGCGCCGGGCTACAGCTGGATCAACCTGTTTGAGCTTGACTGCTCGCCGATCGGCGGCGGGGTGTATCGCTGGACGCCAGGCCCCCTAGGCGGATCTCCAGTCGTGATGGGCGGAAGTGTTTACACTTCGTTGCCCGTTGAGGGGGAAGGCTTCGAGTGGAACGGGCAGTGGCCGCTGCCAACGCCAAAGCTGCGCATCTCGAACATCTCAAATATTCCGATGGCCCTCGTCATTGCCAATAACGACCTGCTCGGCGCCCAGGTCACCTACCTTCAGACTTTCAGTTGCTTTCTCGACGGTCAGGCCGACGCGGATTCATCTGCAACCACGGAGCCTGCGATATTCAGAGTCAACCGCAAGTCGCACGCCGACAAGAATTTCGTCGAATTGGAACTGGCTGCGCAGACCGATCAACAAGGCAAGCAGATCCCGTTCCGCATGGTGCTGCAGAACACCTGCACGCAAACGTATCGCGTCTACAATACGTCGACCGGCACGTTCGTGCAGGGGACGTGCCCATACGCGGGAAGCGAGTATTTCACACCGTTCACCGTTTCGACAACCGACCCGACGCAGGATCAGTGCGGTCGACGGCTGCGCGACTGCCTGGCGCGGTTCGGTAACAGCACCCCGCTGCCCACGTACGCTTTCCCTGGCGTGACGATCAGTCAGGGGGGCGGCTGATCGGGCGATGAAACAGATCGCCGCCCTGATCATGATTGCGCTTGCATCGCACGCCGGCGCACAGGTCGCCAAAAACACCATGCTCAACCTGAACGGATTCATCCCGACGCTGGTGATCGATGCGACCAATCCACCGGTCTTCGCGTCGGGTGTGCAGCCATGGTGGGACAACACAGGGACGCCCTATCTGGCGCCCATGCCTTACACCGTCGCACCAGGATCAGTGCCGCTTTACCAAGGCCTTCCCGGCAACGGCGCGGGTGGCGCTACTCTGACTGGCCAGATTCCGCAGGCAAGTCCGGCATATCCAACCCCACTGTGGAGCAGCTACGCTAACGAGGCGGAGGCGTATCCGAATGCCGACATGGCGCTCGATATGTGCGCGGCCGGCCAAGGAGCGTCGCCGATCGCTTACGGCGGCGGTGTCATCGCCCTCTTCGCCACGCCGATTTTGAGCAGCCAAGCCGCAACGCTGCCGCTTGACCTTGCTGGACGTCTCTATGTGTCCGGCGCGTTCAACACCTACCCGATGGCGCAGCTCTATGGCTACTTCGAGGCCACGCTCCAAGCGGCGCAGGGCGATGGATTTTGGTCAGCGTTCTGGATGGTGCCTGAAAACATGAACGCGTCGGGCGACACCGAGATCGACGTCACCGAGATTTTGGGCCGCGCCCCGAGCACTTCGAACTCCACGATCCACACAACCGACGTGAACTCGCCCAGCTTTCCCAGCCGCGGCGTCGGCTACAGCACGTCCAAGCTCAGCGCGGCGTTTCACCGCTACGGCGTCGACTGGGAGCCAAACTGGATCACCTTCTATTTCGACGGCCATGCCATGTACAGCACGCCGACGCCGGCCGATATGCATCAGCCGATGTATATCATCGTAAATCTGGCGGTAGGAACATCAAACACGTGGGCCGGGGCGCCCGATAGCACGACCAAGTTTCCTGGCACCATGAACATCGAGGCCATACGAGCCTGGGCAAGCCCCTCCACGCCGCAGCCAACGGCGACGCGGCGGTAAGGCTTCCAGCGGCGACCAACGCGCGGCGCTGCTGCGCCTATGCCGAACCTCTTGATTTTGACCGTACCAGAGACGGTGGACGCCATTAAACGTCACGCGGTCACCTGCTTTCCGAACGAAGCGTGCGGCGTCGTGACCGCCAAAGGCTTCGTGCCGCTGCCGAACAGACACCCTGAGCCGGCAAAATTCTTTGACTGCGGCGACGACGCGGCCGAGTTCCAAATCGCCGGCACTCTGCTGGCGGTCGTGCACAGTCATCCGTGCGGGCCGCGCGAGCGCGTGCTCCCGAATTACCCTTCGGCCGCCGACATGACCCAGCAGATGGCCATGGACGTCCCGTGGGGGCTGTGCGTTTCGTCGGCTGACCGGGCGACCGATCCGTTTTGGTGGGGCCCAGGCATTGCTATTCCGCCTCTGGCCGGCCGCAAATTCAGGCACGGGCCAAGCGGAACAGACAACCGCGGCGACTGCTACGCCCTGATCCGCGACTATTATTTCGTCGCGCATGGGATTGATCTGCCGGATTTCCCGCGAACCTGGAACTGGTGGCTCGATCCGGCCTGCAACCTCTACGAGGAAGGCTTCGCCACCGCAGGCTTTACGCCTGTGCCGAAAACAGACGTGCGCGTGGGCGACATCGGCCTGATCGCGATCCCGATCAAGGCGCAGGACGGCAGCGCGCTCCCCCTGCGCGTCGTGCATGGCGCGATCTACGTCGGTGATGGCCAGGTTCTGCACCACAAGCATGGGCGCCTGTCCATGCAGGAGCACCTGCAGTCCTGGACGCAGCTGACTAAATACTGGGTGCGTCACAATGCCCTCGCGTAAGCTGGTTAAGCCGGGCACGACGCGCATCGTATTGCATGGCGCGCTGCGGAAAGAGTTTGGCGGTCCAGTGGAATGGGCATGTCCGACGCCGGCGAATGCCATTTACGCCCTGTGCGTGAACAAGCCAGGTTTCCGGCAGGCGCTCGCCAAGGGTCAGTATCGCGTGATCCGCGGTCCGGTGCGTGGCGGCATGGATCTGGACGAACGCATGCTCAGGATCCGCTTCAACCCGGAAAATCCCGAGTTTCACATCATCCCAGTCGCGGCCGGCGCGAAAAGCAGCGGCGGTGTTATCAAGATCGTTTTGGGCGTCGTGCTGATTGCCGCCGCCGTGCTGACCGCCGGCGGCGCGATAGGTGCGGAAGCGGGTGCCGGCGCAGCCGCTGGCATCGGCGGCTCTGGCGGCGCTATCACCGGAGCGCTTGGCCTTTCGCTCGGCAACACGCTATTCGGTGTCACCGCCGGCGCGCTCGGCCTGTTCGGCGCCGGCATGATCATAGGCGGTATTGGCGACATCCTCGCCAAGAACATCAAACCTCCTGCGCCAAATGCGAGCTTTCTGCTCAGCGGACCGCTCAACACGACGACGGACGGCGGCCCGGTGCCGATTGCCTATGGCGCCCTGGTCCGTGTCGGTTCGACAGTCATCAGTTCCGGCTACGAGGCTGTCGCCTACAATGCAACCAGTTCTGCCGACTATGGTGGCACAGGCGCAAGCGGCGGCAGCTTCGATGACGTCGGCGACCTGGCGACGTTCACGTCGTGAGGCAGTCGCCAAAAGCAAAGCGTTCGCCGGCCACGCCGCTTCTCAAGCGCGACAGTCGTGTCGGCACGCGCCGCGTGCGAGGCCGCGCGATGGGCGCCGGCGGCAAGAGTGGCAGTTCCGGCGGTATCGAATCCAAGAACACGCTGCAGAGCAAGGCGATCGTCACGATCATCGATCTGCTCAGCGAAGGCCCCATCGGCGGCTTGGTGAACGGCGCCAAGAGCATCTATTTCAACAACACGCCTCTCATGACGCAGGGAGGCGTCTACAATTTCAAGGGCGTCACTTACCAGGAATTCACCGGCACACCCGATCAGGGTTTCGCCAAAGGCTTTCCGGCGGCTACCAGCACGGTGGCCGTCGGCACGCAGATACTGCATACCACACCGGTCGAATATTCGATCAGCAATACAGCCTGCACCAGGGCGACGGTCACGGTTGGCGTTCCGGCACTCTTCGTCACCGACACGCACAACGGCAATATCACGCCGGCCAGCGTCCAGATCGAAATAAAATGTGCGCCTTCAGACGGCGTTCAGCAGACAATCCTGACCGATACGATATCAGGCAAGTGCACGAGCGAATACGAGCGCAGCTTCACGTTCGAATTGCCTGGCACCGGGCCATGGTCGATATTCGTCAGTCGGCCAACGCCAGATTCTCAGACGGTGAACCTTCAGAACGCGACCTATCTCGACTCAGTCAACGAGATTGTCGATTACCAGATGCTCTACCCGAACAGCGCTTATATCGCGCTGACGTTCGACAGCAGTCTGTTCGGATCGACATTGCCGACCCGGACGTACGATATTCAGGGCGTCATCGTCCAGGTTCCCCTGAACTACAATGCCGCTACCAGGACCTATGCGACGACCGGTCCAGGCACATCCGGGGGCACCTGGGACGGCGTGTCGATGCAGCCTGCTGTCACATCCAATCCCGCTTGGATTTGCCTGGATTTGATCAGCAGCAATCGATACGGCATGGGCTTGGCTAGCAGCGTACTGGCCTTCACGAAGTGGGACCTTTACCAGATCGCGCAGTATTGCGATGGCGGTGTCCCAGACGGCTATGGCGGCACCGAGCCGCGATACACCTGCAATTTATGGATGACGAGCCGGGACGACGCGTATCGCGTTCTGCAAACGATCACGTCGATCTGGCGCGGCATGTCTTACTGGGGCGCAGGTTCGCTGCGAATTACGGCAGACATGCCCGCTGGCGTGGCGCAGGCCGTCACCCAGGCCGACGTCGTCGATGGCAACTTCACCTATGAAGGCACCGCGCTCAACACGCGCCACACGACCGCCATCGTCAGCTATCTCGATCCGACGAATTACTGGCAGCCCACGCCTTGCGTCTATCAAGACCCGGACTTGCTCGTTCAGAGTGTGATCGGCCCGAACCTCATCCAGGTCAACGCGATCGGTGCCACGACGCTCGGCCAGGCCTACCGGCAGGGCCATTGGCTGCTCGACTCTGAGCAGCACCAGACCGAGACCGTTACCTACACCGCTGGCCTCGACCACATGAGCGTCAGGCCGGGCGAGATCATCGAAATTCACGATCCGGCCTACGCCGGCATCCGCTATGGTGGCAGGCTCAAGTCAGTCGCCGTCAGTGGCTCGACGATGGCGCTGCAGCTGGACGGCCAGGTCGTGCAGGAAAGCGGCCAGACATACGCGCTGGACTTCGCGCTGATCGACGGCACGCTGGCTCAGGCAGTCTCCGTCGAGTCCTGGACGCAGAACGAGGACGGCACCACGACGGTCACAGTGCCCGTCCAGGCAGCAGCTGCTGAGGCTGGCGCGCAATGGATCATGGTCGCCTCCAATGTCGCGCCGCGGCAGTTCCGGGTGATCGGCGCCACGATCCCGCAGCCGGGACAGGTCGAGATCACCGCCCTGTTCCACGATCCAAACAAATATGAGCGGGTCGAAGATAACATCGACCTAGCCGACAGCCCCTTCACCGTGCTGCCGTTGCCTTTGACCGCTCCGCTCACGCCTCCCAGCAACATCACGATCAATGATTATTTTGTCGGCGAGGGATCGACCACGACGCTGCAGACGACGGTGGGATGGACCGCTGCCAGCGACTATCGCGTGGTGTCATACGACATCGAGGCGAGCTCGGATCAAGGCTACTCGAACATCTGGACCGGTGAGCAGCCGCCTACCTACAAAATTAACAACCTTCCTGTCGCAAACTACGTCTTTGGCGTACGGTCGCGTGATGCGAACGGCAACACCTCGGCCTGGGCATTCTCCGCTCAGGTGCTCATCAATGGCCAGCCAATCCCACCGCCGCAGGTAACCGGCATCACGGCAGTTGGCGGCACGCGCCTGATATCGCTATCCTGGAACGACGTGGGTCTCGCCAACCTGCTGTATTACGAGATCTGGCGCGCGCCGGTTACCGATGGGTCGGTCGGCACCATGGCGCTCCTGACCACATCGAGCTCGACCAGCTACACGGACAGCGAATCGACGGTCCTGCTGCCGCTGACAACCTGGGCCTATCAGGTGCGGGCGGTGAGTACGCTTCTCAGCGATGGCGAATTCAGCACTGTCGTCCAAGCGGCGACAACCACGCTGATCACTTCTGACCTGTCGGAAGGCATCATTACCACAGCGCAGTTCGCCCAAGGGATTTCCCCGGTCGGCTTACTGACGTTGGCCGGCGGCGCTCCGCCGGCGACTGTGGCGGCCGCGGGCGGCGTCAGCACCTTCGTCGACGAGACGACGGGCCTGCTCTACCGTTGGAATGGCACCTCTTTCACCGCGGCGATACCAGCCGTGCAGGTCACCGGCGAGCTCACCGCCGCGCAGATCGCCACGCTCGCCACCAGCCAGCTGACCGGTCAAATCACAACCGGCCAGCTTGCGGCCGGATCGGTGCTGGCCGAGCAGCTCGGCGTCGGCTCACCCACGAACTTCATCTGGAATTCCTGCTTGTCGCAGGTCACGGACGGCTGGATTTTCCAGAACAGCTCCGGCGTGACGGGCGTCACGCTCAACCCCGCGATCGATTCCAATCCGCCATTTGCCCTCACGGCCTTCGGCTCTGGCGTCGTCTATGCAGCGTCGATTCCTGCTGCCGGGCAAATTTATGCAAGCTGGGACCCCGAGTTTACGCAAGCTGGGACTGTCGGTATTCCGGTCACGCCAGGCACTGTCTATGGCGGCGCTGCCTTGGTCATCACCAGCAACCTAAGCGCCTGTGTGGGTATCATTTTTTATGATGCCAGCGGCACAGTCGTCTCTCAGACTCAAGGCACGCAGCTTACCAACCCGCAAAGCGCCGGATCGGCCATCTCCTCCTATCAGCAAGTCAGCTATATCGAGACGGCCCCTTCCACCGCGGTAACAGCCGCCTTCTTCGTGACGGGTATAAACACATCCGGAAGTACGCAGAGCGGCTCGGTGGTTTTCACCCAAGCCCAGTTCGGGCCGGTGCCTCCCAATGCCACGGCCGTCGGAAGCTGGCAGCCTGGCGGCGTCACCATGATCTCCGGCGGCATGATTCAGACCGGGTCGCTGAACGCCAACCGGATCGTCGCGGGAACCATTTCCACCGACAAATTTGAGGCGAACAGTGTCACGGCAGCGGTTATCGCCGCCGGTGCGGTCGGTGCAACGCAGATCGCAGCAGACTCGATTCACGCTAACATGCTCGCGTCAGACTTTGCGCTGTTCAACTACCTTCAGGTCGGCACGGAGACAGTCAACAACCTTAATATCCTTGGCGGTTCGATCAGCGACTTTTATACCGCAACTGCTTCCGAGAGGGGCGACGTCAGCAGCCTCCTGACCTTGACTATCACGACCAGCGCGAATGCCGACGGATCCAGCGTGACGCGGACCGGTGTTGCCCTGCTGTTTGTCGAAGTTGAGACCACGGAAACCGACGGCGGTTTTCCTCCAGTCCAGGTTACTTTGAATGGGCCGAGCGGTGCTCTGGCGAGCGCCTATGGGCTGGATGCAGCACAGCAGTCCATCACATGCTTGGCGCCTGTCACATTGACCACGGGTAGCACGGAATTTACCGTCACACAGAGGGGTTCCAACGCCAATTACGTGACCGCCACAATCCTCGTCTTCTGCACGTCGGTGTAGGACTATGGCAACTCCAAATCGATCCAATCAGTTCTCGATCTATCTCCTCAGCACGGGTCAGATTACCGGCTCCATGACGTGTTCTGGCAATGCGTCATGTGCCGACTCGACGCATGGCCAGATCGCTGGCGCCTACGACCCCGCCACACAATACATTCCGCCGGTGCCGGGCAGCGTTGGTCCGCCAGTGGCGGCGAGCCGGACAGCCATGAGCATTACCGTGGATATCACAGCAATCAGTGCTAATGGCACGGCCTGTTCAACGTTCTCCGGCGTGCCGAGCGGGGCAACGCTGGCGATCGATGGCGGGGCGCCGCAGGCCTGTCCGACGCCCATGCAGTTCGCAGCGACCGACGCCGGCACCTACACGCTCGACTTCTCCTGTTTCCCCTACCTCGATCAAACCTTTTCTGTGGTGGCGTCGTGATCGTTGGAAACAAGAATCTGCCCGCGCTACGCCAGGTTGCCTATGCCGCGATCGACTCCGCCGCTGAGACCTGCCGTCTGCAGTACATGACGCCAGGCTATGGCCAGGCAATGGTCTATCTCCAAAAACTGGCCGAAGCGCAGCGCTTCATCACCGCTTATCCTACAGCCGGCAGCCCGGGCGTCCCGACTGTCGCGGATCCGGTCGATTGGCCCTTTGTCAGTGCCGAGCTGAACATCAACGGATCATCGATGTGGGCTGTCGCGGACACCATCGTAACGACAGCGCAGGCTTGGCTGACCGTGGCGCCGCAGGTCGAAACCCTCCGTCTCAGTGCCAAGCGTGCGGTGACGGCTGCCATGACGCAGGCGGCCATCGCGGCCGCGCAGTCTGTGAGTTGGCCTAGTCCAAGCTCGTCGGATCTCTCGCACGTCTGACCCAGCGGCGCCAAGGGTGCACCGCTAGACCAGGAAACCACCCTATCCGCAGTCCATGCCGCATGGAGCGGCACGGATGATCGACGGTTTCAGTCCTGCACCGCAGCGCACGATCGCGGTGCAGACCGCAGGCGTGGGCGCGGTGCGTGGCGCGTGGCCGGCCAAAGACCCGTCGGTTATTCAGGATTTCTGGCTCGACCTCACGCGCCAGGTCGTCTCCATCATTCCACCTGACCCTGTTGCGACCATCGCGGTCTCGGTCGTCTCAGCCGCCGAGACCCCGCCTGTCGTCACGTATTCCGGCACGGATGGCATGATGGCCATGCTGCGCGTGTCGGGCGGCACGGATGGCGATAATCCGACCTTCGGCATCACGGTGCAGTTCGCGTCGGGCCGCTCGCTGGTTGTCTCGGCTGTTCTGCCGATCAGGGCCGTTGCAGGAGAGGCTTCGCCGCCCGGGCAGGGCGCCGCTACGCTCGAGGGCAGCACAGCCATCATGGGCGGCGGCGAGGTGATCGCGGGGCCGTCCTCGATCGACCTGAGCGCGCTGTCTGCGCTTCCCGGATCGCCGCAGCAAGGCGATGGCCTGGTCCTGATTCGGCCACCGTCGAGCAATGCCCCTGATCTGCCTGGTTCGGCTTACCTCTACTCCGCCCAGCTTCTCGCTACGGGATCTCAGCTCGAGGCGGAAACGACGCGGGCTCAGGGTGCCGAAGAGACGAATGCCACCTCGATCTCCGCCCTGCAAAGCACCGTATCCACGCTGCAGGCCGCTCTCACCGCACTTGAGTCCTCCGTCGCGACGATCTCCGCCGGCGGTCTAAGCCAGGCCGGTTTGGTGACCGCGCTGAACGCAGCCCTGACGGGCAGTTCGGTTGGCACGACCAATACCGGCCCAAACGGCGGCGTGTGGCGAAACGGCACATTTTTGTCGATCGGAAACTGATATGAAAAAGATCCTTGGCGCTCTCGCGGCGACGTTGATTTTTGCTGTCTCGGCGTATGGCCAGTCCGATCTTTCCGTTCCGCCGACATTTGCCGTGCCGACACAGGCTAACCAGGCCGCGAACAAATCCTATGTCGATACCTCGATCGAGTCCGCGCTCTCCTCCGTGCCAACGCAAGCTGCCAGCGACACGAGTGGCGATATTGCAACCGACCAGTTCGTGTCGCTGGCATGGTATCACTATGCGCAGCTGGCCGGCTATGTGGGCCTCGCGCAGATCCCGACCGTCACCTACACGGTGCCGAATGGATCTGCGTCCGTGACGCTGCCGGGCTACATGGCCAGGGTGCTGAACCTGCTCGATCTTGGCGTGGCCCAGAACGCCTATTCTTACGCCGACGCTCAAATGACCGCTGGTTCGAACGTGCTCTACTCTCCATCTGCAATTTTCACCTCCGCCAACATCGGTCAGGCGATCACGGTGACTGGCGTCGGCGCGGAGGAGCCGAACAGTTACTTGTTTCAGAGTCTTTCTGGAACGATAATGGGCGTTACGGACTCGCATCACGTTACTTTGTCCTTCAATGCCGTGAATGCCGTTCCGAACTACGGGATCATATCCTCGCCGCTGGTATTGCTCGGGCAAGACTATCTGCCTGGCCAGTGGATCCAGCCGCAAGTTACCCAGGACACTGGCTACGCGACGCTCGTGCAGGCGCAGGAGACGATCACCGACACTACCGTTGTTTCTGCCGCTGTCGCCCTAGGCGGCTCTGGCGTCACCGGCGCGACGGGCGGCGCCGACGGCGCGGATGGTACATGCTATGTGATCGGCACGACCGGCACCTTGAAAAACAAGAAGAACGTCACGGCCTTCCAGGCTCAAGTAACCGTTGTCGGGGGCTCGATGACAGGCGTCGTCGCCATAACCTCCGGCGGCGATTATGTGGGCAATCCGAATACTCCGGTTTCCCCTGATGGAAACGGGAACACGACGGAACCTGTCATTCCCTATGGCAACCAAGGCTGCACCGGCCTTACAGGCGGCACGCTGACAATCCACACGGGCATCAAGGCAGGGGACTATCTCCCGACCATCCCAGGCGTTTATGCGGCGATCCCAAATGCCACCGTCGGGACGGTGACCAATGGGTCGGGGACCGGTGCGACGCTGAATCTCGATCCGTTCGACGCTCCGAATCCAGGCGACCAGACCGGTGGCCAGTTTACGTACGGCACCGACGATCACGACAAGCTGAATGCTGCCATAGTCCTTGCCAACCAGATTGCCGCCCAGGGAATCGCTGTCGTGCTGGCGATGACCCCTGGCGAGTGCGTGTCCGGTGGGCCGTCCGCTTGCACGGGCTATACCGGGCGCAGTTATGTGGGTCCAGGAAGCACGAATGCGTCACTGACCCCGTTTGCCGAGAACGTCAGCCTGATTGGCACAAGCAACAAGCACAACAGCTTTTTCATGGCGCCGAATTATCCTGGCCGTTTGCTAACCTGGGATGCCACGAACAACCACACCGGCCGATCATTTGCCGGTACAGAGACTAGTTTCTCGCCTTTGAATCAACAGGGCATTACGGTCGGCAACATATCGTTTTATGGCGACCGGACGCCGACCAATCCGCAAACGGCTCTCTCGTTCT